GTTCAAAACCTGTTATTAATCGGGCTGGGGATGCTGTCGGGCGTGTGAAATTTTACGGCAAAGATAAAAATGGAATGCAGAACTGGTCAAAAGCGCTGTGGTGCGAGTTTGGCGCAAAAAATCAGCCAGCGCAGCCATTTGTTAGACCAGCGATAAAGAGTTGTGAAAGCAGCATTAAGGCAGCTATGCAAAAAGTCTTTACGCAAAAAACGAAGAGGTGATTTTATAAACATTAACCCGATAATCGAGTCAGCGTTTTCTGATTTTGAAGTAAATAAAAAGCACCTCCCCAT